CTTCTGTAAGTCCTCCTCAAGGTAATCCTGGAGGTAATTCTGTTGATTCACCACAAAGAACAGGTGGTGGTGGTGGAGCTACAGCGGCGGGTGGTAATGGTGGAAGTCCGTCTAGTGGTGGTACAGGAGCAACAAGTTCAATTAATGGAACACCAACAGCAAGAGCTGGTGGTGGTGGAGGAACTTCAGGCAGTTCTGCTGGTGCAGGTGGTGGTGGTGCAGGTGGTTCAGATTGTAGTTCGGCGGGAGGAAATGGAACAACCAATACAGGTGGTGGTGGCGGTGCTGGAGCGTCTAATACAAATGGAGGACTTGGTGGTTCAGGTATAGTAGTAATAAGGTACAAATTTCAATAGGTAAAAATTATGAGTGAAATAAAAGTAAATAAAATTAGTCCAAGATCAGGAACAGCATTTACACTAGGAGATAGTGGCGATACGTTCACAATCCCTTCAGGTGCAACAATTAATAACCAAGGTACAGCAGTAAACTTTGGTGCAACAGGTTCAGCGTCTTGGGTAACAACAGTTAAGACATCAACTTTTACAGCAGTTGCTGGTGAAGGATATTTTATAAATACAACAGGTGGAGTAGTATCAGTTAATTTACCAGCGGGAACTGCAGGAGCTGTTGTTGCAATAAAAGATTATGCAGGAACTTTTGATACAAACGCAGTTACATTAGTTCAAAATGGTTCAGATAAAATTGGTGGTTCAGCTGTTAATGCAACTTTAACAACAGAAGGTATTGCAGTTACATTAGTATTTATAGATTCAACACAAGGTTGGTTAGTAACAGATTCAGGTTTACAAGATGAAGCACCAACAGCACAATATATTGTTGCCACAGGTGGAACAATTACTTGTTCAGGAAATTTTAAAATTCATACATTTACAGGACCAGGAGCACTTTGTGTGTCATCAGCTGGTAATGCAGCAGGTTCAAATACAGTAGATTATTTAGTAGTAGCAGGTGGTGGCAGTGGTGGATCTGGTGATGCCGGTGGAGGTGGTGCGGGTGGTTATAGAGAATCTCCAGGAACAGCTTCAGGATCATATACAGTTTCACCAAGAGGCGCTTCTCCAGCAGTAGCTCTACCAGTTTCAGTTCAACCTTATACAATTACAGTTGGTGGTGGTGGAGCAGCTAAACCTACACCTAATCAAGGAGGGGCTAGAGGATCAACTTCAACTTTTTCAAGTATAACATCAACCGGCGGTGGCGGTGGCTCAGGTGGCCCTTCTCCTTCTGCACCTTATGGTCCTGGCGGATCAGGTGGTGGTGGTCGTAGAGATGGTAATGGATGTGGTGCAGGAACTGGAAACACTCCTCCAGTAAGTCCAGCTCAAGGAACTAATGGTGGAAACCCTGCTAATTTTCCCGGACCTCAAGGTTATCAAGGTGCTGGTGGTGGCGGTGGAGCTACTGTTGTTGGTGGTGGCGGTGTAGGAACTAATAATAGTACTGAAAGAGCTGGACCAGGTGGTGCAGGTGCAACAAGCTCAATTAATGGAACTCCAACAGCAAGAGCTGGTGGTGGCGGCGGTGCATCAGAAGGTGGTGGACCACAACCTGGTTACGGTTTAGGTGGAACTGGTGGTGGAGGAGTAGGTTCTAATCCAGGTAGATCAGCAACTTCAGGGACAACTAATACTGGTGGTGGTGGAGGTGGTCTTGGAAGTCCTGGGGCTAGTGGTGCGGGTGGTTCAGGTATAGTAATTATAAGGTACAAATTTCAATAGGAAAATAATATGGCACATTTTGCAAAAATATCAGAAGAAAACAAAGTACTGACGGTATTAACTTTAGATAATAAAAATATGTTAAACGCTGACGGCGTTGAAGATGAAACAGTAGGACAACAATATTTAGAGACACATAATAATTGGCCAGCACCAATGTGGATTCAAACTTCATATAACACAGGAAACAACACTCATGCACTAGGAGGAACTCCGTTTAGAGGAAATTATGCAGGGACAGGTTATACTTGGGATAGCGTTAATCAAATTTTTTGGCCTGAAAAAGATTATGCATCTTGGATAAAAAATATTTCTGAAGCTAGATGGCAATCACCAATAGGTGATGCTCCAACATTAACAGCTGAACAAAATTCTCAAAATGAAGATCATACTCATATGTGGGGATACTTTTGGAATGAAGCTAATACAACTTGGGACTTGACAGATAGATTAGCATAAATATTTGTCTTAATATTTATTTATTTAATATAATATTAAGTATGCACAAGAAAGTATTAACAGAACAAGCATTATATTTTGGAGATGTTTCGATGCCGGAACATTGGGAAATAGATAGAACTGAATTATCTCATCACATTTTACACTCTAGTTTAACTAATGGAGAACTACAATTTTCAAAAACTTATGATAAGTTAAATACTTATATAAAAGATTTTATTGGTCTTAAACAAAACATTAATTTAGTTAACAAATCAACGTGGGGAAATATCTATAAACCCAATGAGACAACAATTCCTTTATTAAATATTGATCCGGTGGATCTACGTAACTCTCCAGACTTTACATTACTCTATGGTGTTAAAGTTAAAGACTGTATGGTTCGAATACATTATGAAGATAACAGACGTAAAGGAAGAAGTTGGGATATAGAACTTAAAGATAATATGTTTATTATGTTTCCTTCAACTAATATGTATTACCTAACTAATAATCAAAAAAATAGTTTAAATTTTGTACAAACTATTACCTATGAATATATCTAATTATTACTGGTATTTTAAATCAGCGATACCTCCAAAAATCTGTGATGACATTATAAAATATGGGCTATCCAAGTCGGAAACTATGGCAAGAACAGGTGGCTATGGTGATAAAGAATTAACTAAAGATCAAGTTAGAGATATGAAAATAAAAAGAAACTCTGATTTAATTTGGTTAAATGATACTTGGATTTATAAAGAACTACATCCTTATATCCACGAAGCTAATAAATCTGCAGGTTGGAATTATGAATGGGATAGATCTGAATCGTGTCAGTTTACAAAATATAAACTCAATCAATATTATGATTGGCATTGTGATTCTTGGGATAAGCCTTATAAAAAAGACAACAAAAATGATCCAGAAAATGGTAAAATTAGAAAACTATCTATGACTTGTCAATTAACAGATGGTTCAGAATATGAAGGTGGAGAACTAGAATTTGATTTTAGAAACTATGACCCACATATGAGAGAAGAAGCTAAACATCTTAAACAAGCAAAAGAGATACTTCCTAAAGGATCTATTATTGTATTTCCATCGTTTGTATGGCATAGAGTTAAACCCGTAACGAAAGGAATTAGATACTCATTGGTGATGTGGAACCTTGGATATCCATTTAAATAATATGGAAATAAATGAATATTTTAAAACACCTATTTGGTCTGAACAAAAACCAGATTTTATAAAATCTTTAACTAAAGCATCTAACAAATATATTAAAGCTGCTAAAAACTGTTTAGAAGCTAAAGCACATATAAAAAAATTTGGAGATTTTGGAAGATCATATCATTCAACACCCCTTACAACTGATAATGATTTTAGAGATTTTAGAAACTATATTGGTCAAAAGTCTTGGGAATATTTAAATTATCAGGGTTATGATATGCAACAATACACTACAATGTTTAGTGAAATGTGGGTACAAGAATTTAGTAAGAATGGTGGTGGCCATCATTCAGCACATGTGCATTGGAATCAACACGTATCAGGGTTTTACTTTTTAAAAGCAGGTGAAAAAACATCGTATCCTATATTTCATGAACCAAGAACAGGAGCACGTGCTACAAAATTAAAAATGAAACTTAATTTAAAAGATATTCTTAGTGGAAATGATCTTGTTCATTATAGACCTCAACCCGGCACTCTACTTATTTTCCCTGGTTTTTTAGAACATGAATTTTCAATAGACTTTGGATTAGAACCTTTTAGATTTATACATTGGAATATTCAAGCAATCCCAAAAGGAATGGCTAAAGATGTTTAAAGTTATAGATAATTTTTTAGATAAAAAAACTTTTAAAAAAATACAAGAAGTTATTTTAACTGATAAATACTTTCCTTGGTATTTTTCTCCTAATTTAGATTTTAAAGATGAAGAAAGTTTTGATAAGACTCAATTTGCTCATGTGTTTTATAATCACGATAGTCCTAACTCTGAGCATCTTAAATTATTAACTCCTATTATACAAAAATTAAAATGTATTTCATTGATAAAAATAAAAGTGAACAATACTTATTATACTAATAAAATTATAGAAGGATCATATCATGTTGACTTTACACATAAAAGAACAACAACTGCTGTATATTATTTAAATACAAATAATGGTTACACAAAGTTTAAAAAAACTAAAAAGAAAATATATTCTGTTGAAAATAGAATGGTTATTTTTGATACAGATACAGAACATTTAGGAACTACCACTACAAACAAAAAAAGAAGAGTGGTTTTAAATTTTAATTATTTTTAATATGAGTTTTAAAAAAAATAAATACGTAATTATAAAACAAGCAATAAATAAAGACCTAGCTTTATTTTTGTACAACTATTTTCATATGAAAAAACAAGTATTAGATACCTGTCGTAATGCTAGATACATTTCACCTTATGAAACATTACTTGGTTATTATGAAGGAGCAGATGAACAGATTCCAAATACTTACTCAAGTTATTCTGATATAGCTATGGAGACTTTAATGTTGAAGTGTCAACCCATTATGGAAAAAACTACAGAATTAAAATTATATCCAGCTTATACTTATGCAAGAATATATAAAAAAGGTGATCAATTAAAAAGACATAAAGATAGATTTAGTTGTGAAATATCTACCACTATGAATTTAGGTGGAGATGATTGGGCTATTTATTTAGAACCATCAGGAGAAATTAAAAAAAAAGGAATTAAGGTAAATTTAAAACCAGGAGATATGTTAGTTTATTCTGGTTGTGAATTAGAACATTGGAGAGAAAAATTTAAAGGTAAAGATTGTGCTCAAGTATTCCTTCATTATAACAATAGAAAAACTCTAGGGTCTAAAGATAATCTGTTTGACAAACGCTTACATTTAGGTCTTCCATCTTGGTTTAAACGATGATATAGTATTTTTGGAGTATGAGAACACCACTCTTATACTCCGTATATTTTAGTATAATTTTATAATTTTTGTTATATACTTTAAATTATGCCATTGACTCAATTAAATTTTCAACCTGGAATAGATACAGAAAACACTGAAACAGGTGCAGAAGGTAGATGGATTGATTGTGATAAAATAAGATTTCGTAAAGGACTTCCTCAAAAAATAGGTGGTTGGATTAAATTTAGTCCAGAATATTATGTAGGAGTTGGAAGAGCTTTAGAACAATGGTTTGCTTTAGATGGAGCAAGATATGAAGCTCTAGGAACTGATCGTAAAATATATGTATATCAAGGTGGAGATAATCAAGATATTACTCCTATAAGATCAACAGAAGCTCTTG